CGCTTAATTGTGTTTCTTGTAATGGGGTAAATGTGGTATTACTGTTTTCTTGAATACCGGCTACTGCAGTACCGTTTTTAACGAAGAACGAATCAATAGGACCTTCGAATATAAAAATATAATCTAAGTCACTAGATATTTTATTAATATTATAAAGCGATTTTTCACCATTTACTTTACTCAGATACTTAGGATAAAATTTTAAGTCTTCTTTATAGATTACTCTTGATTGATAAAACACTACTTCGCTTTCTTCATTATAGAAAGGAATTATAATTCTGTTTTTATGTATCTTATCTTTAAGTGAAATATAAATTGCCTCTGGCCTATTTACTGCAATATCTATTTTTCTTTTCTTAATTAGATCTAATGCATCTCTTACTATTTCATTATCTTTAAAATATTCAACTTGTGTAATATCAAATAAATTAATTGGATCGATAGGTAGCGGCTCGACTTTTATCTGTATTTTTGGTTTCTCATTATTACGCAGTACATCTAATGGTATAACATCATAGTTTTTAGCTTCCTGTACGATCTCGTTAAATGTTAGACCGGATACTTCTTGTATCCATTTTATTGCATCACTATACCAACCGCAATTATGACAACATACGGCATTATTATCGACAATATAGATGCATCTTCTTTTCTTACCCCAAGATTTGCCTTCATGACAGATCGGGCAACCAGCGATATATGTATTACTAAGTCTTTTAAACTTAGGATAACCGGCATACTGATAGAATTTTTGCAGTATATATTCTTGCGGTATTAACACTTAGTAATTGTATACTATTGCTTGCTAATTAACAAGCTTATTTTTGTTCGGTAGGCTTATTAACTTCGTTAACAGAAACAATGCCCTTACGAATAAAAGTACCAGAAGCTGGGTCAATATACTCCGCTTCTACTATCTCTTGATTACCGCGAACATATGTTCTAAGACGAGGCTTAACAATCTCACCGCTTATAGGTGAAACTATAGGCTTTGGGGAAATGAAGTCCATATTATTATTTAGTAAGACTCTCTGATAATTTACGCTTAAATTGATCAATGTATTTTGCTACAAAACCATCAATAGCCTTATTTGCAGCACTAACTCCGGACTTACTCAAAATAGTCTGGATGTCTCTTTTATCGACAACAACAGTAAAGGCATTTACTTCTTTATTCTCTACTCTAAAAACGGTTTCAACAGATAATTTCATAAAAGTATTTACTTTAAATCAGGAGAATGCAAAGCTTTATTTTTAGTATACTGTAGTTTACATGTTTTGTATACATACCCAGGTAGCTTTTCGACAACATCAACAATTTTCTCTTTTAACCCAAACTCAAATTTTTCGTACGGTATTTCTCTTATGTTCATATCAGGTAATGTTAAAAAATTATAGTTATCATTATCTTTCTCCATAAAAACTAATAATTCACCAAGAAATTTACCACCGGTTACAGCGTAAACAAATTTTTTCTTAGGATGTTTATTAAAAATCATTTACTAAGCTGCTTAATACAGGCATCCATCGCTTCTTTTGCATTAGTTAATCCGAGATTTAAATTTTTAATCTTATCTGTGGACAGAACGCAATTAGAACGATTTGCTTTTAACGAAAGACTATCAATATCTACAAATTTCCAATTAGGGTTTATTATGTTATTGTTAGTGAGTAGCTCAACTACATCTTTACCACTAAGACTGCCCTCATTAACGACATTATATATACCAGGATCGGTTTTATAATATTTATTTAAAATAAACTGCCTAATAAACTGTGCAAGTTCATCGATCGATGTCATACTATTATCGAAAGACACTAAATTATTATAATTAATAATTTTGTTAATATAATTTCTATCAGAGTTATAACCACAAAATGGCATTCTTATACGAAGAGTTGTAGCAGTGTTTTTGTTTACTAATGCTTCTGCTAAATGTTTGGTTTTAGAATAGAAACTACTGTTAGGATTAAACATTCCAAAATTAGGAATATCCTCTTCAGTAAATTCTTTTTCATATCCGGTAAAGATACATCCGCTTGAAACATTGATAAGCCAGTAATTATATTTGTCACAAAAATTGCTCAAGAAAATAGGAAGCTGGGTATTGTATTCTAAACATATCTCTTTATTTGATTCGCATGCATCTACATTGGGCTTACCGGTATATCCCGAACAATTAACAAAAATTATATCACTATTATTGTTATGAAAAGATTCACGAATATAACGTTTTAATAAAATTTCATCAAAATAGTTAACGTCCTTGCGCGATGCAAAATTAACAAAGAAGGAATGCTCTTCTTTTAAGATATTGTTTAAGTGTGTACCGACAAACCCCTTGCCAAGTATAAAAACATTAGCTGACATATCAATATATTATAGGAGGTTTTATTATTCTCCAGACTCTTGCTGCTTAAAAATAAATTTATTTAAAAGCGTACCTAAAGAATCTGCTTCTTGCTGATTATGAGCCGAAATCATTGAAATGGGCTCACCTTCCGAATTATAACCAAGCAAAATAAAACAATTTAAAAATTCTAAAATTTGTGAATTAAGCGCATCTAAATCTCTTTTTGAATCCGCTTTATCTTTTATTTGCTCACGAAGAAAAGAGACTAAAGCCTTATGAGTAAGGTGCTTTACATCCTTATTTTCATTAGGATCAAACTTTTTATCCTCATTAGACTTTTTGTTTTTCATCATAATTATTTAATCTTTTTGACAAGAATCTATCTCGTCCGGGGTAGTTAATATTATTAGAAACACCGTGTCTAATGAGATAATCAATAATAACCTCTATACTATCTGTCTTAATGAAGAAATTCTTAGGTATCTTTCTACCTCCATCGTCTATTTCAAATAAAATTTCATTTAAAGAGTTTTTATTTGCATAACATGTTATAAAGACAGACGTCTCAGTTGGATTAACAATAACAGTCCATTGCCGGGGATCTGCTTTATTAAAAATTGCAAATAGCTTAATAACGATAAAACCGTTATCGCGTAATCTCTTAATAAAATAACTAGGTGTTCTTAGTTTGTTTTTGCTCATTAGTTTGCTAAAGCTGAAAGTACAAATTTAAATGAAGTATTTTCTAAATTAACATCAAATAGAAGTACGCCCATTTTTGTTATAAGGTTAGCTTTTATCTCCTTAAACCTCATAGAAGAAATTATTCTAAATATTTCGAAATTCAACGGTATAGGGAGACTGAACTGCACACCTGTATAGTCGTTAGAAATTCTAATACCATAAGAATCTATATTAGCACGTGTTTTATCTGTTAATTCCCCGGTTATAGCACTATCTTTTACGGATAAATACAGTTTGTTGGATTCTGTACTAATAGTACTGCCTTTAACAAGATTAACTACCGTTGTGTAGCTAAGAGTAAAATTTCCGTCAAATTCAAGTGAATTTAATTTAGCGATGTTTACTTTCGGAGTAGTAATAATTCCATCATCATATAAATGATACTTGAACCTTACGTTCTCAGATTTATAGCCGATAAAATTAGATGAAATATCTAATTCAAAAGATTGGTCTTCTATACATCCTAACACTCTAGCTAGCTTCTTAAGATCGGGGACATTTAATATTTTTTCTGCATCAATTTTATCATCATTATAGTCTGATGATACAATAATTGTATTATCGCTAGCAGAAATTAATGAGGTGACTTTACCTTTAGTAACTTTTAAAACTGCACTATCTGCTACCTTACTAAGAGGGGTAATAAAATTATTTAAAAACTTATCTTTTTCAGTAATAGCAAGAGTCATTAAAATAATGATAACCTCTTGATAGAAATTATCAATCTGTTTTTTCTACTAAATTAATAATTTTATTCAACTTTGATTCTATTCTTTCTAATAAATCAAATATTTGCTTTGAATAAGGAGAATTATTAAAGTCAAATTCTAGCTGATTGGGATCATTTAATTGACCGGTAACAGTAACGGACATTGGCTGAACATTGGGGATAGATTGGTGCTGAAGGTTTAGCCCTGCATTAACTACATTAGCAACAGGCCCCGGGCCAGTAAAATGATTGACATTACGCGTAACTTCATTCTCTGTGCCCGTTGCATGGCCAATATTGTTTACAACCTCTACGGGGTTAATTGTCATTCCTTGACAGGTGCGGTTTTTAGTAACTAAATGACTGTCTAATACTTTAAGGTCCCCAGTTAAATGTTGGCCCATAAATTGTATAGTTGCCAGCTTTATCTCCTCTGGGGAAAGATCTCTAAACAGCTCAGACATTATAGATCCTTAAGGAGTTCCTTAATGGAATCATCATCATCTTCAGTAGCTTTCTTTGTAGCTTTCTTAGCTACAACTTCTACCGTAGGCTTTGGTGCTGAAGTTTCCTGTACAGTCTCTGTCTCTTCAACGTCCTTAGTACCATGATAATGCTCATCTAGAATCGTCTTAAGCTCATCGTAGCTCTTGACAGTAACATATGTCTCAAGATCAAATGCGCTATTATAGATCTTATTAAAATCAGCCTCATCAAGACCTTCGATTTCTTTAGGTGTAGAGAATTTCGAAGAAACGTAGGTGGGATAGTCGCCCTGCTTTTCAACCTTAATGCGCAAGTTGCACCCTTTAGCAGAAAGATCGAATATTCTCGCACCAAGCTCTGCAGCTTCTTCGCCTTCAATAGCATCCATAATAATCTTATGAAGCTGGCGGCCAAAGCGAATTACTTTAATTTTACCATTATTATCAGAATTAACTGGGTCATTTACCACATAACAATTAACAAGCCAGTTCTCACGACGCTTAATAGCTAGAGCTTTTCCCTTCTCCTTTTCTGTACCATTACGAAGTACGCGATAACGCTCTTCAGCAATCGGATCACGCTGATTCCAAGTAGTAGGGCTAACTGCAGTAATTAATTGACCAGTTGCAAAACTATTCCAACCATAAGAATAATAATGGAAAAACGTCTTAGCAGGGTCCTTTACATTAGGAAGTAATCTTACTGTATAAGTATTTCCTGCTTCGGTCTTAAGAATGTCCTTAAACTTAGAAGATGTAGCTTCGTTATTTTTAGTTAAAGCGCCTTTAATGCTTTCAAACATCGATGTGGTAAATGTACTCATATAGTAATAGTATATGCTCTTAAGAAATAATCAAGCACATTTATCAGTAATTTTTTTTAGTCCGAGGTCGACTAACTTAAACGCTTTCTTAGAATTATAAAGTTTTGTTCTAAAAACAGAAATATTGTTATAAATTTCATCGCCAATAATATATTTTATAACTTCTGCATCTCTTGTCCTTATAATTGTTTCTAAATTTTTGTAGCCTAAAAGAGTATAGATGTTAACTTTATGTTCCTTTAAATGCAGAATAAATGAATATTCGTTTCCGGTTTTATGAGAAATATAGCCTTGAGGGCTAATATTATGCCCTCTGCAGAAATTAAAAATAAAAACAAGTGATGTCTTAATATTATTAAGCTGTTCATCGCTATCTGGATCCATATTAACCATTCTCCTTTGATACAATGTATAAGCTTTAGTAGCTTTTAAAGATGCAAAATAATCTAAAGGGAAAAACTGTTCGTCTGGGTAAATGCAATAAGGCGCTTTAAAATAATCCTCAATCTTTATATGTGGAAATCTTTTTAAAAACGAACTAATCTTCTTTATTGCAACAAATTTACCCTCATCAATTTTTTCAAAGTCTTTGCGCAGCCTAAAAGGCTTATTTTGACTTGCTCTTGACGTTGCTAAATATGTATTATAAATGTGTTTTTCGAAAGACGTCATCAACTATAAAATTTCCATTTTCTTTTGGAAATTTCTTTTTTTATCTTACGCATTGCACTTGGCTTATAATAACAACGCTTTAATCTGAGCTCATCCATTACCCCTGCTCTTAAAAACTCTCTATTAAATTTATTCCATGCTTTTTCAAAATAAGCCTTGTCAAGACTCTTTTTCTTATTAAGAGTTACCTGTGCGTTTACAATTTTGCTCATACCAATAAACCTTTCTTAGAACTATTTAAAAATTTCATAACGTATTTACTTTTATAGAGAGTTGAATCAAAATGCAAGAAGAACTTAATAGCATTAAAGTCGTTTTTAATATCGCAATGGGCTTTAAATAATTCTCGCAACGCCTTTCTTTTAAGTAAGTATATAAAGACATTTGCGAGGTTCAACTTTTTTGTATTTGTCAACGTAACAAATGAACAAAATGACAAAAACAAATGAGTTTGTTCATAATCTGTCATTTGCTCGGATGGATCGATACCTCTCACTATAGTCTAATTATAGACTATTTATTCTAAATCCATCTATTCCAATGCTAACTTAGTTAAAGTATTAATTGTAGATGCGCTTCCCTCTGTGTCATTAATATGCTCATCTTCGGTAATAGTGAGAGTAGAGTAGTCTATACGCATAGTACTATAACCGTAATTTGGTCCAAATCTATTTTTCATAAAGCCCATTTTAATAACTCCTAGCTCTTTATCTGTATCTTCTTGCCAAACGCTAAGAATTACGTCACCGGTCATAGCTAATCCTATACTTTCTGAAATAGTTTTTAATCCCGGTTCGGAAATTTCATATCCATCGCGATTTAACTGCGTGGCAGAAATAATAGGACAATTAAAGACATAAGAAAGAGCCCTCAATTGTTCGGTACAAATCTTAATTCGTTCATAACTGCTATCTCCCATAGTAGAGTTTAAAAGATTAACATAATCAAGAACGATTGCATCAATCTTAATGCCCTTTTGAATAAGCTTTTTAATATATGCTTTTAAATGATTAGTAGTAATAGTTGCAGGAGGAAATTCTTTAATAATAACTTTTGCGCTAGGATTCTCTATACAATATTCAGTTATTTGATTTTTAAGAGTATCCGATTCAACCTTTAAATGACTTAAGGGGATCTTGGATACACTGGAGCACAATCTCTTAGCATATACCAGCTCAGGCATTTCAAGGGATACAAGTAATACTGTTCTACCTTGACTTGCAATATTAATAGCTACGTTGCCAAGAAAAATACTCTTACCAATATTCGTTTCACCTGCAAACAAATATAAAGCTTTACCTGATTCTAAAAATCCGCCCCCTATTTTTTCATCCAACCACTTCCACTTAGAAGGAATATATTTTTCAGAAGAATTTAAATCTGCTACTACTTTATCAATATCAGTATAAAGATCTAAGCCTAATTCAGTAACGAGTGATATACTACAAGCTTTTTCAAACTTGTCTAAAATCTTAGATGTATCAACTGCGTTTTTATTAATATCATCTACAACATCCATCATTGTATGGTAGACGGCTTTCTCTTTTAAAAAGATTTCTGTATTATTAACTAATTCATCGTAATTTAAATTTTTATCTACGCCTTCAAACTGACTAACAACATTCTTAAATGATATTTTTAAATCTTCAGTAGTTAAATATGATTTTATTTCTGTAATAGTAGGTCTTACATTTCTTTTTTCATAAAAATCCCTGATAATAGTGAAAATAGCCTTTATATCTTTATTTTTAAAGTAAACTGGTCTTACGGTATCTACAATAGATGCTAAATATGTCTCGTCTGTAAGACACTTGTAGGCGATAATAACCTCAAAATAATCTAAATCTAACTTCGCCATTCAATTATGATATAATCATTTTACAACTAATCAATATGAGCTATATTCTTTAAGAAACTTTTCTTGGCTTTGAAGAAAGTTTTTATCCTCAAAGCTTAATAGACCGGGAGAGTTATGCATTACCCATATCGGAGCGACCCCAAGCTTTAATTTGTGCTTATTCGCGTCAAGACAGCTTGCAATATCATAATGATGAAAGTTATAATTTTCATTAAATTTCCATTTAGTTTCACTAACGCTTTTTGTTCGAACAGATAAAAATAAACCGTCTAAAATAGCTACACGAGCGGGTGTTGGTCCAAAATTAGTAAACATTATTTGATCACTAGTGCATGGATGTGATACTGCTCCGTAGAGATTGCCTCCGTTAAACCCACCACACATTAAATGCCATAGAGCGGGCGCTTTAATCTTAGGATTTACACCGCCTGCAAGTCCAACGATGTCAAATTTAGAATGAGCTCTTTCTAATTTTTCACAAACTAATGCATCATCAACAAAAACATCGTCATGAATAAAAACAATGTTATCAAAATTATTAGAGTGTTTATTTAAAATTTGATTATATCTTTCGCTCAATCCTAACTGATTGTTTGAATCATAAAAAATCTCTAAAGGCGATATTTTATCTTTAATTCTTAAAAGTGATTTATACGCTAATGTATTTTCTGGTTCAAACTGTCTGGTAGCAAAATAAAAAGCGGTCTTCATGGGGTAAAAAACGGCGATTGCGGCTTAAAACTACCTACCGATGTTACACCTTCTTGCGTTAAAAGATAGAGCAACCCTTCTTCTAGCTCGACATATTCATCGTGAGGAAGAGAAGAAAATGCATTATTAATAAAATCAGCATAAAGTGTGCTACCAGCACGTGCAAGATATATGTTTCCTGACTTTTGATTATAAATCCAAAGCCCAAATGTTCCTTGGAGCTGAGACAATGTTCGAACAATAGCTGTTACCTCGTCCTTTGTATTTCTATACTCCTGAAAGAGTAGAGGTGGTATAACAGAAGAATCAACTACATTATATGATTTCTTATCTGTAATTAAAGATTTAAGCTTTTTATCATTTGTAAGGACGCCATTATGTG